TGGAGTTAAAAAAGCACCACAAAACATGATGAAGGTATTTGATGATAAAGGAAATGAATATATCTTAATTTCTATCCGTCCAGAGCATTTAAAAAATATTTTGAATGGCAAAAAAACAATCGAAGTTAGAAAAAGAATATTAAAAAGCATGGTAGGATTAGGGAAATGAACAGATGGAAATTATGCATTGTACAACATTTAGATGTAAACTACGAAGCAAGAGGAAAGCAATATTATTTTAAAACAAAAGAGAAGTTAAAAGAAAAAGATATAGTTTTATGCCATACAAAAAATGGTTTAGTTGTTGGAAAAGTGGTAATTTCTAATCTAACTTTAGATAACTTAATAGAATCCAAACATTTGTATGCTGATGTTAATTTTGAAACGTTAAGCGTATGCGAAAAATATCCTACAGTAAATATCATAAAAAGAAGAAATAACGTTGAAGACAACGGGCTTCCATTTTAATGGGAAAGGATTGATAGAATAAAATGATTAAACTAACAGAAGATGAAAAAGTAATCTTAAGAAATATTGATAAAAGATATAGATGGATAGCACGAGATGATTATGGATTTCTTTATATTTATGTTGTTAAACCTTTAAAATCGATAAGAACATGGACAGTCCAAAGAGTGGATGAATGGGCATATTTGAGTGAGTTCCATCATTTGTTTTCCTTTATTAAATGGGAAGATGAAGAACCATATCTTATCGAAGATTTGTTGAAAATGGAAGGAGAAAAAAAAGAGAATTCAAAAAATAAAATAATAATAGCAAAGTTATTACCTAATAATACTTTAACTTTTAATAGTGATATTGAATTTGATAACTTATGCTTTTGTGATAATGAAGAAACAAATAAAAATAATAATACAACGAGTATGGAAAATAAAAAAAATAAAGTAGAAGATCTATTAGAAGATATCATTAATAGCATAGATAATTTAATTGATGATTTAGATGAAAAATGTGAAGAATTAGAAGACATGAAGGATATCTTTAAAGAGTTAAAAGAAGAGTTACCAAAAAACCTTGAAAAGTTAAAGGAGGAATAAAATGAAAAAAGAATTTGATATTCCCAGAGAAATACTTAGTCAATTTCAAAGATATAGTTGTGGACACTATAGAGGTTTTTGGAAAATTGTGGACACACAAACAAATGTATGTGATCAAGAAGAATCAGTTAAACATTGGAATAATAATCAAATGGTTATAACCTTACATTCAAATTATTGGAATGATTATACATATTATTATTTTTTCAAATTAGAAGACAACAAAATTAAAATAAACATTTTAGCAACAAGATATAATGGCTTGGATTATTGGAATGATGAAAATAGTATTCCTAAAGGAAAAAGAATTATAAATAAAGTCAAAAAATATTTAGAAGAAAAATTATTGAAGAAAGGAAAAAAATTAAAATGAATGAATTAAAAGAAACAGTAGAACTAATGTTAAGTAATGACTATAAAGAAAGATTTAAAGCTGAATACTATCAGCTAAAAATTAGAATAGATAGACTGGATAATATGTTATCCAAAATGGAAAATGATGAATTAAATTTTATTCCAACATGTTCATGTGAATTATTACAAAATCAATTAAAGGCAATGCTTCGCTATCAAGCTTCCTTAAAAGAACGAGCAGAAGTTGAAAAAATTGATTTGGAGGATTAAAAATGACAGAAGAGCAAATAATGCAAGCACCTATTGAAGAAGTGGCAAAACAATGGATGGAATTATTTGAAGATAATAATAGAATGTCTATGAATATTGATGCCTATTATAACCATGAATTTGGAGATATATTTAATTCTCAAGATGTTAAAGAGTTTAAATATTTTATAAAGAAGAACACAAAAGAAATGAACTTAATAGAAGAACACAAACCAGAAATCTTTGAATATCTATTTGGAGGGATAGAAGAATGAAAGCAAAATTAACATTGAATGGAAAAGAATATGAAGTAGAAGTAAGCGAAGAACAAGTTAAGGAAATCGAAAAGCCAAAATACAAAAGATGGCGTGCGGAATTAGGTGGTAGATATTATTTTTTGAATGATCATGGTAAAGTTATATCTAACTCGGAAGATATAAGTTATATTGATGATTTTAGATATAATACTGGTAATTATGGCGAAACAAAAAAAGCATTAGAAGAATACAAGAAAAAACTACTTTATCAGCAACAATACAAAGATTTTATTGGTGAAGATTTAGTTACTGAAGATGATTGGAAAGATAATGATATTCTAAAATATTATGCTTATTATGATTATGATAGTAATATAGTTGATATTGATGGTGGCATCTATTTTAAATTTCAAGGAACGATCTATTCAAAATCAAAAGAAAAAATTGAAAACTTCATCAAAGAAATTGGAGAAGAAAATTTCAAAAAATACATCTTGGAGGTAAAGGAATAATATGAACATAAAAGTAATTATTGATAATAAAGAATATGAAGTAGAAGTAAGTGAAAATCAATTAAATGAACTTAAAAAGGATATTGTATATAGAAAGCATGAAGTTTCATACTGGTATTTAACTGACACAGGGCGTGTTGCTTTGTGTATGGACGTTCAGGATGAGGTGGATATTTTCAGATACAGTACCGGCAACTATGCTAGTACAAAAGAGGAAATAGACAAACTTAACTGTAAGTTATTATATAAGCAACAATATAAGGATTGTATTGGCATTTATACCCCTACAACGGAAGAGTGGAAAAATGTGCATCTTAATAAATATTATGCATACTATAATTTCAACTCTGAGGAAATTGACGTTTTTTCTGACTGCAGTGTCAAAAGGGAAGGAACCATCTATTCCACATCAAAACAGAGAATACTAGACTTTATTGAAAAAATTGGCGAAGATAACTTTAAAAAGTACATTCTCGAGGTGGAAGAGTAATGAAATTTGTAGAGTGCTATGAAACTATAGAAGATTATTATAGTAAAACCAAAGTTTTCAATGTTAACGTTGATTATATTTTATATTACAAGTCATTAAAGGGTATTTTCCAACCAGAAATAACTGATATTTTAAAAACAATTTCAGGAGAATGTTTTTACACAATAGAAGATATAAACACATCTACATAGAATAGGAGGTATTCTAATTGGATAAAGAAATAGAAAAACTTAAGTTTATAAAATTCTTATTATGTATTTTAGATAAAAGAAAAGTTGAAGATCCAACGATTTGCATTTACGATAAAAGCACTAAAGAAGATTTAACGTTAAAAGACTATATCATAAAAAAATGCAAAGAACTATTTGATGCAGAAGTTAAATTTAATTATTAATTTTGGAGATTTAATATAAATATGAAAAATAAATATTGTATTGTGCTTGGTTTTAATATTGATGAAGATGAAGGAATTAGCTTGACAATTCCAGTTAGAAAAGAGGTTTTTAAAGAAAATCAAAAATGGTTTAAAGAAAGATTAAAATCTCATTATATAGTAAAAAGCGGGGAGCAATTTTTTATGGAATGCTATAAAGTAGATGAAACTACATTTATTAGTTTTAGATACATGGGAGAATAAAAGATGAATAAAGATACATTAATTATATTTTTATTAAGTATGTGTCAAAATAACTATATTGATTCTTCACAAAGTGGTTTTTCGGCAATTAATTCAAATCCTTATATAGGTAAAAAAGAATTCATTTATAAAGGAACAACTTATTTAGTTGAAGAAAAATACTATAAATTTGTATGTGAAATAGTAGATTGCATTAAAAGTTATAGAAATAAGGTTAGCAATTAAAATGACTAAAGAAGAACTTGATAAAAGAATAGATAAAATTAAAGGGTTTGAAAACAAGTTGAATTATTTAGAAGAATGGAAGTTTGAAATCGATATGGTAGACACTTGGAGCCACTCACTTTCTAATACATATGGATTAATATGCAAGAAAATTAACGAAATAAAGGAGCAAATAAAAAGTGGAAAACAGAATTAGAATTGTAAAATTAGATGATCTAAATATGACATTTGAAGTTTATAAAGAAAATAAAAAAGGAATCTTTTCGTGGCAACAACAAGGATACTTTAACAATATTCAAAATTGTATGAATGCAGTTAAAAATTATGTTTTATTAGAAGAATTAAATAATCATACTCTTGTAGAAGTAAAAGAAATTTTAAATAAAATAGATTCAATTAAAGTTCAAATTATCGATTTAACAAAAGAACCAAAAAAGAAATTAAAAAAATAGTAGTAAGGAGCAGTAAGAAGTAGTAAATGAAAGTATATCAATTTAAACCTAAATATGATTGGGTAGAAGCAATTTTAGAGTTTTCTGATTTTTTAGAAACAAGAATGATGACAAAAGAATTATTTAAAAAATCATTTGGAGAAAGAGAAATTATTAAATATCAAGATGATGATGAAAAAAATATAACAACAATTAAATTAAAAATGCGGTGTAGAAAAGAGGATTGGAAAATATGAATTATGTTTTTTTAACAGGAAGAGTAGCAAAAATAGAAGGAATTAAAGTAACCAAAGAGAGTAAAAATAAATATTTTAAAATTTCATTAGAAGTAATAGATAATAATTACAAATCATTTTATTCTATTACATTTTGGAACGAACTAGCTGAAAGAGCAGAAAATGAATTGGCTGTGAATTCAATTGTGTTTGTAGAAGGAAAAATATATAGAAAAGTATATACACAAAACAACGAGAAAAAATACTATATAGAAGTTAATGCAACTAATTTTATTTGTTTTGATTCAAAAATAAATAGTCATGATAATAATAAATCTAAAAGCAATAGAAATTATGAAGATGATGATACATTAATTACTGATTTTGATATTGATTCAGATGACTTCCCATTTTAGATAAGCAAAGGAAAAATAACAAATGAGACCTTTTTATAAAAAAGTAGTTATAGATAATATCAAATTTGATAGCGAAGATGAAGGTAGATATTATCAATTATTAAAAGAAAGAGAATCAAAAGGAGAAATTAAAAATTTAGAAATTCATAAACCATTTTTATTGATACCAGAATATTTTGATAAGTTAAATAATAAACATAATGCATTGTATTATGAAGCCGATTTTGTGTATTTTGATACTAAAGACAATAAAAAACACGTTGTTGATGTTAAAGGATTTGAAGAAGAACATTTTAAAATAAAGAAAAAAATTTTTGAATATATTTATTGCTATGATGATAATAATTTTCAATATGATGAATTGGAAGTATTAACTTATCGTAAAACTTTAAATTCTTTTGTTCCACTAAAAGATGTAAAAAAACTAATGAAAACAAAAAGAAAACAATTAATAGAAGAAAAAAACTATTATAAAAATATTGTTTTAAAACAAGAACACCAAAAGAAAATTGAAGAAAATAAAAAGAAAAGAGAGATTTCTCGATTAAAAGAATTAAATAATTTATTATTAAATGGGAATAAATTAACAAAGCAACAAAAAAATAGATATTTTGAACTAAAAGAGAAATATCCTAATGAAATATTATGATCAATAAAGTAATTATAAATGGTGTGTTGGAAACAAAAGAATTAAAGATATATGGAAAGGCATTTAAAAAAGCATATATAAAAATTGCCACAACTAAAAAGCATAGCAAAAAAATTATTATTGTTGAAGGAATCATATACGAAAGATTAATAAAAAAAATTATCATAAACAAAGCATTTAATTTATTAAAAAATTCGGTTTGTTGCTATAGTGGATATTTAAGTGTTGATAAAAAAGGTAAAACCATATTTATAATTGATGACATTTCATTTATAGCGAAAGGAAGGGAAATACTAGGTGCACGTAAGAATACTTGAGTTTTACAAAAATTTAAGAATAGAAATTGAAGTTGCCGAATTAAATTTAAAGATGTTAAGAGATAAGGAAAATTACTTATCGACCCTTGTAGATATTTCAAAAAAGAAAAGTGTTAAAAATGATATTGATGTAACTATTTTATATATTAATAGATTAAAAGATTTGGCTTTTAAACTAGGTAAAAAAATATTTGATATGATTTATGTTAAAGCTTCACACAAAGAAAAAATAATTTTTAAAGAAGCAATTATTAATGAAAAATCTGCTAATGAAATTATTAAATTATATCCTGAAGAAAATTTTTCTAGGCAAGTAATCTATAATGTTACTTCACAAATACAAACTGCTTTAGCAAAAATAAAGTTAAAAGACAATGATATTTATGAATTATTAATGAAAAAGCACTCCTAAAAATAGGAATGCTTTTTTTATATAATTTTATTAATGTTTGTTTGATTTATCCCTTTACCAATTAAATAGTTACTAACAATACTTTTGTTTTCATCACTTAATGAGTATCCAGATAAAGATAGTGCAAGATATTTTTCTGCCTTATTCATTCTTTGACTATTAATATAGTTAACAACTAGGTCTTTTCTACTGCTAGTAGCAGTGGCAGTTATTTTGCTTATTTTAGCCAAAATAGAAGCTATTCTATTAATATCTATATAATTTACTAGCAATGATAATTTATTGCCTTCATAGTCTTTAAATACACTAGATTTAGCAAGTTCATAATATGCACCATAAAGTTTTTTAATGGCTAATGATTTTTCTTCATCACTTAAAGAAATATAGTATTGTTGCCTTAGCATTATTTCGAATTGTTCGTTGGCTAATTTATAAATTTTTGTCATATTTACTTTCGCAGAATTTGATACTTCTTCTGTTTCCCCATTAACATTTATTGTATCCCCTATACCAGAAGGCAATACATCTTTTTCTCCAGCAACATATAATCTTGCTAGTTCAGAAGAAACTTCATCTGAAACATTTCCTAATCCTTTTTCTTGCATTTTTATATCTACTACTGCTTCTACTCTACTTGTTTGTCCTTTTTCAGCATAAATATTCATTAATGAAGATAGTGAACTACTACTATATCCATAAAAAATATTCTTCATTTTTATTGCTGTTTCAGGAGAAAATAATCTTATAGGCATATAAATATTATCCATTAAATTTTTAGTTGGAATACCCGTTAATCGACCTATTACATTAATAAATTTTACAATATCATTTGAATCAACATTTCCTGTAGTAATCGCATCTAAAACTACTTGTAAATCATCTAATGCAGAATTAATATTAGACAATGCTCCCATTTCAATATCATAATCGTTTATGAGTTTATCAACAACATCACTAACACCTGGGAATAAACCTAAAACTTGTCCCAAAAGAAAATCTTTAGTTGTATCAATTAAAATTTCTTCAGGTTCATCTTCATCATGACTTCCTCTTAAGAATTTAAATATTTGAGTTAATAATGTCATTAATACCATCGTGCTCATAATTGTTGAAGTGGCTTTTGCAAATTGTCTTTTTGCAGATCTAAATTGTTCTAAAGTTTGAGCATTAGGATTTGCTTTGTATTGTCTATACGTGAATCTTAATTTACTAATTCCATTAAATAATAAAGATAATTGTTTTCTTATATCCGCAGTGAATACTAAAAAACTTTTTGTAATTTCTCCTCCAGCATATTGAAATTCACTATTATTAATAACATCCCATTGTGCTTGAGTATTCAATGTTATTTCTTCAAAAATTTCAACTGCCTTATTAATATTTTCTGTTGTGTTGAATTCTCCAAATCCTTTATTTCTTGCTTCTTCTTGAGCAACATTCCAAAAATATTTATATAATGTCTTTTCTGACTTTTCTGCAGGTTTCATCGTGAATTCAGTAATTTTATTAATTTCAGCACCTAATGATTTTACTTTTGCAAAATTTCTTCCTTGATATCTTAATCTTGTTTGTGGACTTTTTTCTAGTAAAACATCAAATGATGCTTTCCCTCTTGAAAAAAATCCTCCAACAGCACTTCTATGAGAAACATAATTTCTAACCAATGGAATTGAAGTAAATGGAGAAAGAATTGATTTTAAGTTTAAACCAATAGCATAAGATGAAAACCATGCTCTTGCTTTATTTAACAACCTAGAAAAACCGCTTACTTCTCTACTTCTAATATTCATTCCTTGAGCAGCTTTAAATAAAGTCAATGTATGTCTTGTAAAATTTTCATCAATATTTTTATTAATATATTCGTAAATACTTTGACTTTCTCTTCCATTAGGATTAACGATTCTTTGATTAAATATATTATTGTATTTAATGATTTCTGGAGTCATATGGGCATATAAACTTACACTTTCAGAATATTGGTAAGCTCTATTTGTAGCACTTTTTACTGTAATTCTTTGATTGCTATTAAATTGTCTTGCTTTAGCAAAAGACGGATTATAGACAGTTGGCGCACCATTATTATCTATTCCTTGAAATAACACATTGCTATCTGTTTGCATAGGATAATAATTTTCTTTTAAATCATAATGGAAACCATTAATTATATCACTTGCTTCTACATATACATCTCCTGATTTTTTATATAATCTTTCTAATATTGCTACATATTCTCTATCTTTTTCAGTTAGATAATTATCGTAAATATCTTTTCTTAAATTATTTGTAGCTTTTTCTTTTAAATCATTGAATAAATCTCTTAAGGATATATTTTCCTCATTATAATTAATTTTAATTTTTTCAAATTTAGTTTGTTTTTTATTAGTTCTTTCATTTCCAACTTCTCTATCGAATTTATCTCTAATGTTTTTCAATTCATTATATAGTTTTGCTTCAGTATTTACATTTTGCAAACTTGAAATATCATTTCTAATAGTTTTATTTTTTAGAAACAATTCAATAATATCTTTATTTCTTCTACTTATATCATTATCTAAATAAGTATCTGTAATTTCTTGCCCACTTATAGTCGATACTTTACCAGTTCTATTATTTTTTAATTTTCTTTCTACGTTTATACCACTAGCAGTCATGTTATAATAAGCACCATCAGTACCTGCAGTTAAATATATGTCTATGACTTCATCATTAGTTAACCCTAAATCTCTAAAATTATTTTTCCCTGCTAGATGTTTTTCAATTCTTTTATTTGATGAAAAGAAATTATCAATTTCTTCCGTTATATCATATCTAGTTAGCAATGCTTCATTTCTTGCTTGATTTAAATTACTAATCATGGAATCAGTAACTTCATTATTAAAGAAACTATAGTAAGTTTGATTATCTACTAAACCACTAATATAATTTCTATAAATAATTCCTGCTTTAGGTTGAATCTTTGCATTATTCCAAAGTTGATTTAATCCTTTTGTGGCTTGTTGCTCAAAAGATTTCTTTTCTTGTATCTTTCTTTCCAATACTTCTTTTCTTGTTGTTTGATTAAAGAAATCTAATACATCTTTAACTAAATCTAACGCTGTTTTTCCATTAAATTCTTCTAATTTTAAAACACCATCAAATGTTCTAGTATTTACCCCTTTTAAGTAATTTATTGTTTCTTGTATTTCAGTATTGGAATTAAATATATCTTTTAACATTTGATCTGTTTTACTGCTCTTATAAAAATTTTCTATTGCATTAATTGCCTTTTTCATTTTACTAGTCATGACAAAACCAGTAGAACTATTGGCTACTTCGCTTCTTAAATCTTGTAAAGAACTTTCTAATAATTCGCTAGACCATATTCTTTGTTTACTACCTAATATATTATTGATAGATTTTGTTAATCTTTTTTGTGAACTATCTGTTTTTAAAGCCGTTCTTTGTGCTTGTTTATATGTTTGATTATTATTTCCTTGTTCTTTTAATGAAAATTTTTCGTTTTTAAAGAAACTTTGTTGATAAGCAACGGCTTCATCATATTGATTAGCATTAAAAGATTTAGTTTCTACATTAGCATTTGTATTTACCATAAAAGCAACTTGTGGATTATTATGATTTTTTGCAATATTGTCATGGTCATATTCCATGTTATAATCCATGATAGATGCTGTTTTAAAATCAAATATTTTAGTATACATTTCTTGTAAATTTTGATTTTGTGAAACATAGCAATCTAATGTTTTAACATTATCTTTGACAATAGATGAAATAGCAGAAAGAAATCCTTTCTTTGACTTATCTAAATTAAAAACACTTATTAAATCGCCATTTTTAGTAATAGCAAAACCACTTAAGCCATCATCACTTAAGTAACATGTTGAATCATTATAATTATCATGTAAATCAACTAATTCTCCATTTAATAAATAAGTTCTTGAAATTTCAAAAATATCATGGAATAAATCTCCATCAATATCTTTATATATTCTAAACTCTGTATTTTTATTGCTTTTTAATAAAACCGCATTAGTAGAGCTGGAGTTATACCCTCTACTGTCCAATTCTCTTCTAAAATAGTTGGAAAGTCGTCTTCGTAAAGCTTCATCGTTTCTTGAGCTTCTTTCTTGCCAGCTACTTTTATCAAATTCTCTTCTACTTTCTTCTTGAATTCTTCTAAAGTCATCGGAACGACCTCCTTTTTGTGTATTTTCATTATACTCTTTTGAAGATGTTTTTTCAATAGTAGCATTTGAATTTTGTCTTCTAACATTTGTGTTATTTAATTTTTGAAATAGTTTTAAATATTCATTTCTTAATTTATTGTTTCTTGTTCTATTTCTTAAATTTCTTATCATGTTTTTAAACCTATCAAGCATACCTTTACTTTCAAAAGCATTAGTAATGTCTTTATACGATTTAAAGAAATTATCAGCAATATATTCAGTAATTGCTTCATTTTTAATACTTGTTTCATCAGTATAATTTTGATTTGCCCATTTTTTATATTTTTCAAATTCTTCTGTTCCATTTAATTGATTATACATTTTATCTAATAAATCTGTATATTCGCTATTATTTTCCATACTATGAGAAATTTCATGAGTTAGAATTTGTCTAGTTGCTTTTGTTGGATTGTTAGATAAGTAAATAACATTGTCAACAATTTTACCATTAAAAGTATTACTATCATCAACATACTCAACACGATATCTATTATTTGCATTTCTTCTGGAGTTTAATTCAGAAACAACTTCATTTACAGCAACTCTATTAAAATCTATTAATTCATTTTGTGCATTTAAAAAATTAACATCTGATATTCTATTTTGGTATTTTTGAGATAAAGATTCAATTCTTGGAACTAGATTTAAATATCTTTGTTTCGCATTTTCTTGTACAGATAAAAAGTTTTTATATGCATTAAATTGATCATCAATTGTATTTAAACTAGCTCCCTTATAGGTTTCATACGCATTTGCTACATCTTCATTAATAGAGTTTATATCATTTTGTATTCTTCTTCCTTCAGGAGAATAATAAGCAGTTCTAACAAGTTCACTTGTTCCTGTCATCAAAGAACCACTTATACCACCAACCAAAAATGTTTCAAACAAACTTTCTGCTGATATTTCGTTATTATAATTTTCTTGAATTGATTTTCCATTATATATTGATTGAAGGGCTGGATTAATTAAATCACTAATTACTTCTTCTCCACCTTCTGAAATAAATGATGATAAAATTGGCTTTATTCCATTTCTTGTTAAACTTTGCATACCAGGAATTGCTTTTATTCCCGTTCCTAACAAATTTCCAACAACACCAGATAAGCTTTCTACTCCTGCTTCTACTGTACCACTTGTAATACCATACAATAATGATTCTGTATAATCTCCACCTTCATTTAATGCCTCTTGCATTCCTTGACCACCAGCGCCAACACCAAATAAAGCTATTCCTGTCGTTGGTCCAGCAAAAGCAGAAAAACCCATTGCTCCTAATGAGGTACCAATGGATTGTTCTATACTTTGAATAATATTTCTTGTTTTTTCACTTAAATCATAAGTAAATGATTGGTCGTATAATTTATCTCCTGTTGCCAATTCGTAAAGTCCACCTACAGGATCTAAAATATAATTTACTCCACTATCCATTATTGTGTTTGTAATATCATATTCAATAAAATCAGAAGCCCAATTTGTTTCAGCACCAAACCATGAGCCAACTTCTCCCATTGCTCCAACACCTAAATCTATTGCTCCTTCAATAACTGAAACAAAACCTGTTGTGACATTTCTAGTTGCTTCACTGATAAATCCACCTATTTTTTCAAAAATATTTCTATCTTCTTTTGTTGTTGTTTGTGGCTCAATTTGAGTGGTATCAGAAATAACACCTTCACTATCAATTTCTACACCTTGATTTGAAACAGCATATTTTCTTTTGTTAGCATTATTAATAGCGTTTAGTGCTGTCGCAAATGTATCATTATTATAATTTTGGTTATTCATTTTATTTTCCTTTATGCATTATAATAATCTTTAATATTGATTACTTCAGTACCACCTGGAACATGATTTACTTTATACAATTGTCCATTATGAACATAGTAAATTTTCTTTTTCCCTGCTCCATAATTCATATTAAAATATTTTCCTTCTAATGATTGTGGATTATTTTTCATATCATCTGCAAAATAACCAAGTGTTTTTACAGCATTTTTACCTAAACTTTGGTCTCTAATATCATTTCCAAAAACAACTGTGATTAAATCGTAATATGAATTATCAATTTTGTAATTGCCATTATTTCCTTCCATTAAAGAATCGATATAATTCTGTTCAATACTAAAATCTCCATAAGAATCTCTACCTTCCATGTTAGGAATATTGCTAGTATCTAATTGGTTAATTAAATACTTTGCTTGTGCTTGTGCATCTGCATCCATTCTTGGCATATATAAGTCAATTAATTCTTGTAAATCTTCTTCTGTATATGCTCCACCACCAACTAAATTTGTAATTCCTGTTTCAAAATTAGATAAGGCTTGGTCTGACCTTTGATTTGTCAATTGAGATAAAGCATCTTGATAATTTATATTTTCTCTTGATAAAGCATCTTGATAAATGTTAAAAAGTTCAGAATTATTTTGTAATAATGCTCCTTGAGTATTAAATCCTTGCGCTTGAGCCGTTGTTTGAGCATATTTGTTTGCCAATTGATATGATTGGTTAACATTTGATTGAGCACTAGCATAGGCATCTCTTAACCATTTATATTCATCTGTATTTGTTATGTCATTTGTTTGCGTAGGAAAAGATAAACCAGAATTCAAATTTGAATTTTGTTGGTTATTATTGACATTAACATTATTTGCATTTCCTAAATTCGTAGATGAATAATTTGTATTGTTTCTATTGTTAATATTTTGAGAATAAGAATTTTGATTATAGTTTGTTCTTCGTACATTTGAAAAATTAGTATTATTGTTATTAGTATTATTCAAACTTGCAGTTGGAGTTATTTGATTAGCTCTGTTTGCATTATTTAAATAGTTTAAATTTCTTCTATTGTTGTTGGTAGGTATCAATATCACTCGCTTTCTCTTTTATCATTGGTAATAAGATAATGTCATCTTTTACTTCTTTTTCTTTAGTAATAGTTGAAATATTTTCTTTTTTATATCTATCTGGATTTTCATTCATTAAATTGTAGAATTCATATAAATAATTTGTTTTACGTATAAGTACATTATTCCTATAATTATCGACTACATAGTTATAATTTTTTAAAAAAGATACAAAAGCAAACACTAACCATATTGAAACTTGGATAACATTCCAAATTATATTGGCAAAATTTATAGTTTCTAAAGTATTTACTGTCCATAAACCAAATATAATTGCTGTAACTATTTTTGAAATTGCATCTTTGTATACTTGGCTTTGACTATAAGAATAAATTGTTTGTTTTTTATTTTTATTATTTATTCTTTCTTCATCACAATCAGATAATAAATATTCCATATCAATTTGAAATATTTTAATATCTTCTACTTTTTCTAATGCTTCTTTTTGTCTTTCAGTTAAATGATGTTCGTTTAATCTACAATTAATATAGTCATCATAATTGATTCCATATGGTCTTAAAAATTTTACTTTTTCTCTTTTTAATTTAATTTCATTTTTTTCGTTACAAAAATCATCACAATATTGAATATATGGATCACATTTTTCAATAATTTTTCCATAAGACATTCTACTAGCAATATAATCTTTATTCTTCTTTGCTCTAATTATTCCATAATTTCCTAGTAAAGTTGATAAAGTTAATCCCATAATTAATCCTAATGAAATATCATAAAAAATATCAGCAGTCGACTTCCCAGTAGAACTAATTGTAATAATTCCCTTTAAAACATAGATTATACAAATAAAAACAACAATGAAAACTAAAATATTATCCTTTAAATAAGATATAAAACTCACTTTTTTTTGTTGATTATTTTCTTCCCTATTTGTGGTTTCTTTTTTTGTTTCTTCTATCCGTTACACCCTCCCATTTAATTCTTCTTTTTCTTCTTCTAATTCTTCATTTTTTCTTTCTTTTATATATTTTTCTTTAATGTGAAGTTCATCTATTGTTTCAGCATTTTTGTCCAACTTTCTAATATAAATTGATAATGGAACAGATAAAACATATCCAATAAGCATGTTTAAACTAATCATTACTAAATATTTTGAAACATAATCTGCGCATATTGCTATTAATAAAATAATTATAAACCAAAGTATTTTTGGTGCTTTATTTAATGAATGTTTTAAACCTAACGCATAAATTATAATTCCAATTATACCTAATCCAGATAATCCTGTACCTGTTTTTGTTGTAAACATTTCTTCTTTATATACAATTAGCATTATAATTAATGGAATAGTAAAAATAATAATATTTGCTATTCTTAAAAGCGTAGTTTTCACTTTCAATTTCCAATAATTCATTTATTTTTTTGCCTCTTTTGTTGGAATATTAATAGCTTCTACTTCATCATTAATTTTTTCATTAATCTCTCTTATACCAAGCATTCCACATATTTTTTCGGCTGTCCCATCTTTAACATAATTTGGATTAGATGTTGCCATTAAAGCTAAAACTTGAGATTGCGCTTCTATTTTTTTATCGGACTTTCTTGATTTAACAAATTCTTTTGTTAAATAATCAACATTGGTTTTAAAAGAATTTAATTCATTAATGTAATCTTTACTTTTGTCAGTCAATTTCTTTATTTCCTGTTTTGCCTCTTTTAGTTCTTCTTTTGCGTTTTTTAAATCATTAATGGCACTTTCATAGGATGATTGTAAATTCTTATAATCATCATCATGCTTTGAAGATATTTTTTTAAATATCTTTTTAAAAATAAAACTCAAAAGAGCACTACCAACTGAAGATCCAGCAAAAGCTGCAATTGTAAATACAATTGTTTTTACTAAACCATTATTTAGCAATTCATATAATTCTTGTTCTATCTATAACACCCCTATGATTTTATTATATAACCAAAAAAAAATAAGTGCAATATTATTTTAATAATATTGCCTTATTTTAATCCACTTTCCATGCCAAATCTACTATTTTATCTTCGCAATTCCATATATCTAATAATCTTCCATCTATTCCACAAGTTAAATGCCCTTCTAATCTCATTATGTATATTCCTTTTTTGTGTCGATTTAAAAATTCTTTTACTGTCATTTCTTTATGAATTTTTATTCTTTTTAATTTATAAACATCATCCAGTAAATGCTTATAGCAACATACACACAATTCTTTGCATTCAAATAGTTCTGCTATTAATTTTAGTTTTTTTTCAATAACATAATAGTCCTCATTTAATGCTAATGAAATCGCTCTACATACGCAATCGGAAGTGATTTTATTTAATGGATTTACATTAAGAAATGAATATTTCAATTTATTCTTCGCCTTTTACAATTTTATAATAATAAATGCATAGCTTTTCTTTTGGTGTTACTTCAATGTCATCATCATAAAGAAAATCTTTTGCCATTTTTATATAAACATTTGGATCATTGCTAATAGATTTAAAATCAGAAATTACCATAAGATAGACAGCATAAAATTCTTTTTCATCAAAATCATTAAATGATACACCATTATTTTTAGCGTGTTGGATAACTTCATCATATGACAAACCAAATTTATCTTTTCTTTTTAACTTACCAATCCAACGATTTAAATCTTCATGATATTCTTTTTCCATTTCTTCATAGTCATAATCTTCTGAATATCTATCATATCCATCATGCATATAATCTCTGCGACTTCTTCTATCATAATCTCTATCATATTTCATATCATATGGATCATGATAATTTCTATCTCTACTTCTTGAATAGTTATCTTCATAATCTGTAGTTCTATCCCCTTCGTGCATTCTATCGTAATCTTGATATCTTTCATCCATTCGACTACTTCTATAATCTCTCATACCTCTTAAATCTTCTGGTTTTCTTCTCATTTTTCTTTTTAAATATCTATTCATTGTTCTGAACCTCCTTCAACAATATTTGTTGTTGCTGGTGTTGTAGTAGTTACTGGTAATGCAGTAAAACAATTGTTTTTTGTTTTGCAAATATTACCAAGTAATCTAAATGATCCAGTAGAATTATTTACTATTACTTTAGTTTTATATTTTGTTCTTGTGCTAATTTCACACGCTGTGGCTTGTACACAATTACATTTTACTAATGGAAAAGAAGTAGTTCCAACAGTTATATTAACTAAAGCATTAATTGTTGTAGTTGTTGGAATGGTTTGAGCAACAACAATGCAGACAATATCTCCACATCTATAATTATTGTTTGGAATTGTAATATTCAATGTGTTTGTAGTTGCATTAAAAGTAACTGCAGTACTTATTATTAAATGTGGACACAATTTACAATTTGCTTGACAATACATATTTATTTCTCCTTCCTTTTAATTTTTAAAAAAATAAGAGAGCATGGCTGACATACTCTCTATTAAAAACAAATCAACCATAATATAAAATATGGGAAAATATTAAATTAATTAAAAACCACAATTACAATTTCCATAACCAAATCCAAACATTGATTGGTATGGAGAACATGTAATATATGCTGGTACAGCAGTTGGTCTTAACGTATTAATAATTGTACTTGTTTGAGCGTTTTGTGATAATTGAGCAGTTAATGTTGCTTTATCAGCTTGAAGACTAGCAATCTTTTCACTTGTTAAGTAATCGATGATTCTTTGTGTGCTAGCATTTGTGGCTTGAATAATATCGCAAGTATTTTTTGCCATATTATAATTTACACCATCAATTGCACGTTGAGTTTGGCAGCAACAATCTTGAAGTCTATAACCTAAATCTGCAATTCCCATTTGGGTTGCATTTGCACTTGTTAATATTGCAGTGTTTACACCATTAAATCCTTGACATAATGTTTGTTGAATCCCTGCTTGACCTAATTTAAGTTCATTCAAGTTTCCTAAAACTGCACTATTATTGAATCCAGAAGCAATATCATTTGTAGTTGCCATTTTACCTAATTCATAACCTACACCTTCTGCTAAACCACCATTACCACCGCCAAAACCGTATCCTCCACGACCCCAGCCAAAGATTAGTGCAAATAAAATAATTGCCCACCAGCCATCTCCGTTTCCAAACATACCATTACCATTTCCACCTGCATTAATTACAGGGGGCATATCTGTTTCATAATAAGCCATATAACACTTTTCTCCTTTCTTTTTTTGTTTATCATTAAATTATTTGAGCTCTATAATTTAATCCCGTAATTAGATAACATTTGAACAATTCCATTCAAATCAATATTGTTCTTTTGCGCATATTGAATAGTAAAATCTTTTGCAGACATTCCACTTTGTTTTACTTGTTCTAAAATTGTTTGCATTTGTGGATTTTGCATCATTAATGAATTTAAGATTTGGTTAGGATTACTTCCTACTCTCATTAATTGCATTAAAAATTGCATTGGATTATTGTTCATTGTTGATACCTCCAACACTAGAATCAGCATTTAATTGGGTGTTTTGGATAGTTTTAAATAATTCATTTATTTTTTCAGAAAATGCTGATTCTAGTTTTTTTAGTTCATCTTTAGTTGCAAAAGAAAAATCATTTTGCATTTTTAAATTATTAATATTGTTAATATCTACCTTTCTTAATTCATAAGCTTCAAGTGTACATTTTCCTAAATTATCTGACCTTTTTTCATATAAAATATTGCTATCGCTATCTTTTAAGTAAACAATTTTACCTGGTTGCACATTAAATGATTTTGCTCCTTCTATTCCATTAACAAAAACTAATGGCAAAAACGAAGGTTGAATTTGCTGAAATGAATTTTGCGCGTTTTGATTAAAATATTGTGATTGATTATAATAAGGAATATAATTTTGATTATTACTATAATTATTCATGGATGGATATTGATTGAAATTTTGCATAAACATTTTTCCTTTCTTTTCTTTACATCTAAACAATAAAAAAAAGGAATTCATGTTTCCATGAACCCTTTATGACAATTTCAAAACACTTTTGTAATACTTTAATGTGACATTAATACCTTATTTAAAATTATCTCTAAAATTCTATTTATTCTTCTTTCTGAAGTGCTTAAAACTTCTGCAATATAAGATATTTTTTCTTTTTTCATATATAAAATAAATACTTTCTTTTCTTCTTCATTTAATCTATATTTCTTAATAAAACGATCGATATTTTTATCGTTTATTTTCCCATTTAATATAGAATAAAACATGGCATACCTATCATTTTTAGCAACTTTAAAATATAATTTATACTTTTTTATTTTATTAAACATTTAATTTATATCTCTCCTTTTTTTAAAAAAAAGAGCAGTTTTTGTACTGCTCTTAATAATTTAAAATCAATTGTTTTAATTCTTTAATTCTATTTGCATTTATAACGGCTTGTTGATCTAACTCATCTAAATTGATATTAGATTCCATATTAAGTCTAATGAATCTTGAATGTTGCATTACTTGCGTGTCATACCATTCAAACCAGCTAACTAATTGATAAAGTTCATTTTCCAATTCTTCTAAATTGTTTTCCATTTTTACCACCTACTTTATTACTCTTACAACAAGTTCAATACCATCATACATTTCCCAATCATCAAGACATCTTTTTAAACTACTTTTATTTGTTGAATCATAAGGAAAATATATTCCGGACGAACCAACCCCAGGTGCTACACCTATTACAAAATAAGATTCTGTATTTTTTGAAATTCGCCATTTAAAATACGGTGTGTAATTTCCAGATGAATATCTTCTAAATGTTTCTAAAGTTGTTGGCATTTCAAACCGTGTGCCATTCCAATCGACACTTATAGATGCACTTACTTGCTTTGCGCCATTTAACAATTCTTTTAATGAACTCAAGTAACTAGTTATATTTAATTTCTTATAATATAATGAATTTGCTGTATTGTCTACCCAAGAACCAGTTTCAGAAATGTTTATACGAAGTTCCTGAACATTTACTCCACCAACTTCAATTTCTATAATTTCATTTGCGCTTTTTTTAAAAACTATTTTTTCTAATTTTGCCATTATTCAACAACCTTAAACCATAGTCCACCAATAGGCAAAGAACTTGGTACTGCAGAATCATCACTTACAATAATTAATTGTCCACCCGAAGTAACAATACCTTTTTCATTAACTTGAACTACCGAATATGTTCCAGCAGTGACACCAGAATTTGATAATTTTTGAGTTGAAACAGCGCCATTAGCAATTTGATTTGTTCCAACTGCATTATTAGCAATTTTATTAGCTGTGACTGCTCCATCGGCAATTTTTTCTGATGTTATTGCATTATTTGCTATTTTTACAGTAGTTACTACCCCATTAGCTAGTGTTATTGGAATAACTACATTTTGGGTCCCATCAAACGTTTGTGCTGTTCCCATAGCATCTCCGCTTACATTAAACGTTCTTGCTGTTTTTAATTTTGTAGCAGATAAAACTTCTTTTAAACTATCAGGAATATTACTAACATTATTCAATCCTAAAGCTGTTTTTAATGCATCAACACTAATATTACCTGTTAATCCTGCAACAGCAGATACAGCATCTGTATTGTCAACTTTTCCATAGCCATGTCCTGGGTCATTAAAAACAATCCAGTCTCCTGTTACAAAAGTTAAACCATCAAAAGTACCAGAACTTGTTGCAATCCAGTATTGACCAATTGCTGGATAATATCGTTTGTTTTCACTGTCCATTGCTCCAATTTTGGTATCATAAGTAACCGTTTGCGTTTGCGATTTTGTTGCTAAACTATAGTCATCCATTGTTGCTGTTCCAGCTGGGTTTCCTAAATCGGACCATGAAACAAATTTATTTGTTGCAGGATTCCATGTTCCTTTATAAGTTAATTGTCCAAAAATAACATCTGGAAGTTGTGAAAATGTAATTTTGCCACTATTATCTAATCCAGCAATACCATTTGCTTTATTTTTAGTATTAGCAAAATTTTCTAAATTTGTTACTCGATTAACTAAAGTTCCTGAAGTACCACTTCCATCAATACCTACTTCTTGTTCTAATTCAGTTACTCTATCATCTAAATCATTTGCTTCATTGGTTAAATTAGTAATGTTTGTTTGATTTGTTGCAATTTGTTGCTTTTCAGTTGAAGTTATAAATTTCTTTGACTCTGTTTCTTGAACTGCGTCTGCTGATGTTATTGGATGTATAATATCAGTACTATTTTCTCCAACTTTTTCATTTATTTCTACTATACGTGTTGCTATCTTTCTCTCTCCTTTTCAATTTATTTTTTTATTACAAAAGCATAATCTCCAATGCTCCACTCACTACTAATTGGAACTGATGAAACAGTTTTGATTTGCCTTTGTTTTTTTACTTTTTCATCGACATATAATTTATTAACAGCATTATAATCACTTTTTGGTGTTGAAACATAACTACCTTCACCAATAATTAAATTATTAATAGTTAAATTATTAGCAGTATCATTTTCTTTATCTAATTTATTATTTAAATTGTTTGTAACGTTTAAAAGTATTTCATTTGATTCTAATGTTAAACGATTAATATAATAATAAAAACTATCGTAATCATCAAATAAAGGCTTAACTATAAATTGTTTAAATTGTTCTGGTGTCCATCCAGTTTGACTTGGCTTATCTGGTATAGATAAAGCCGATTTTTTTACCATCTTTTCTCTTTCTTTTGTGGTAATAATAGATAATTGTAAATTATTAGATATCAATATGCCCCCTTTTGTTTAAATCCATATGTATAAAACATGGATAAATTATTTATTACACAATTTTCATCATCATTGTTATAAAAAATAAATTGTATATAATTAAACTTTAACAAGAAATCTTTTGTAAAGCTACTTGCAAAAGTTTTGCTAGTCAAGTCTGCTTTAAATATATTTTCATATAAATCACTTAAACCAGAAGTCCCAGATAAATAATTGCTTTTCATATCTATTATTTGAGTGTTAAATGTAACAGAATCTTTTGTAGCAATTGCAAAATTCACTTTACTATATAATTCACTATCATTAGTTATTGTTAATGTTCTTAAAACTTTTTTATAAGTACTTTGACCACAATTATATGATTTTGTTACATAATAACATGGTATTAATTCGTATGATTGAAAAGAAATATCTGGATTTATTGTTGCTAATCTAAATTGAATTATTTCATCATTGTCTCCTAAAATAACTTGTTGATCTAATTCATTTAATCCTAATTTATATTTATATTCATTTATATCTAATTGAAAATAAATCATTTCTGCAGTTGAAAAAGTATATTCTTCATTATCATTCATATTTTTTGTGGTATAAAATTTGAATTTGTTTTGGTTATATAAATTTGGTTTTAAATATACTTTTGTTACATTAGAAGAAGCTCCAAATAAACATTCCAAGCCTTCTTTTTGAGACATAAATTTATTATATACCATATCAATAGTATAATATCCATCTTCATCTTTTGTTGAATTTAAAGGAATAAACATAAGATTAGCAGTTTGTATTTTATTAAATTTTAATAAAGTTGTTTCATTAATATATTTACTTTTAAAATCCTCATTAATAGTTACAATAGAATTTGATATAGTCATTGTTCCATCATTAATTGTCCTTGCATATTTAATATCTTTATAACTATTACTATATAAGTTCCAATAAAATAATCCTTTATTATTACTAAAATATAATTTATTATTAATTATATAATAATTATCAGCATTAATATTTTTTAAAATAAACCATTCATATTCATATTCATTATCTATGCTATCCACTAATTTATATTTATATCTTCCATCAGCAACAAATGTTACGATTTCTTCACTTGTTTTATTTTTTAATGTCATAAACAATTTATTGTCATATAAAATGCAAACAGCATTTTTTAAATCATAATTAAATATTAATTCTTTATTTATTAATCTACTTCTTGAATAAGCATATTGATAATCACTAGCCAATGTTGAAGAAGAAATAGTAGAAGATATTCCATATAAACCATTTTCAGACAAAAATACAATATCATTATTTAAATTAAATAGTCCATTTTGAACAATTAATCCTTCACCAATATTTCCTACTGTCATAGGATATTTATCAACATATACATCCGTTGTTAAATTATCTCCAAAAGTAATTGTTCTTGTTTCATATGTTCCTTTTCTAAAATATACAGTTGGTTCATTATTAACCTTTTCTTTTATAACTAATAAAGAGCCATCGCCCATAATTTGGTATCCCGTTACTGCTGAATTTGTTGTTCCATAATTACAATAATCAAAAACACTAAAATAAGTGTAATCTTGATTATCTTGCAAATCTACATCATCATCACTTGCATAAATATTTCTTTGTGATGAATGATAATCTGTGTTTGGTGTGTTTGGATTTCCACTCAAAAACAATCTATTTCTAACATTTCCAGCACCATATAAAATTCCAAATTTACAATTGCTAATTAGAGTACTTTCATCTTCTCTATCATCTTTATATTTTACAATTACATTATCTTTACTAGTTTGAATTGGCTTATAAAAATTATTAAAAATTAAAGTTGTAGTATCTGTTAATACCATTTCTCCTAAATATCCATTTGATGTAATAGCATGTTGTATTGTTGTTCTTGTTGGTTCGTATCCTTCTTGAAAAATAAGGAATCTTTCTTCTACAGTTTGATTAGAAGTTGATAATGGTGCTTTAATCCAAGTTATGTATGCATTAATCGAAATTTCTTTTTCATCTTCATCTATTTCAGCTTTGTATAAATAATTAATTTTTATATCAAAATATTCTGTTTCTTTATGCTTAACTTCTCCAGAACTATTTGTTGTTATATTAATTTTTGGATTAGAATCTAAAACAAATCTATATCCACCCATTAATTCTTCTTTTTCTAAAAACAATAATGTATTTATTCTATAAGGAGACATAATGTTGACATCATCATAGGATAATCTAATAATAGATGTGTTTACACCTTCAGGTGTTATTCCTATTGTTGTAGTTGGAACATATGTATCTATATCATCATAAACATTGCTTATTGTGGCAATAGTTTTATTGTTTTCATCCTTTGAAAGTTTAACGACAATATATGAACCACATAAAATATAGATTCTATCATTTGCAACTATTCCCCAAGATTTTTCATTTAAGATTACAATTGAATCATCTTTTTCTATTTTATCTAAAGTTATTGAATCAAAACTATTACTATCAAAATTATTTATAAAAAATAAGTCTTGTCCAATATGTGCAATTATGTTTATTTCAGATTTATATTTTATTTGCCAAATTCCATTTATTGTTGAACCATTTGTAAATGCAATATTTTGATTTAATGAATCATGTGCTTGTCCTTCTTCTATAGATAAAATTTGTGACCAACCATTTCTTTTTTGAAGAACATTGTTTTTCTTCAATAAATTTTGAATAACTACTGCATGATTATCGCTTATATTCATATTTGAAGAACTATAATCAACACCCATAAGACTATTTACATTAATTGCCTGTAGTTCTCTTCTTTCAGCTATATTTCTAGTTGCTATCAGATCACCAGCTTTCATTACTAAATACATTTGTTTGATAAGGCTCATCAAAATCTCCATCTTCCATTAATGCTAAATTTTGTAAACCTTCTGTTTTGCATACTTGTGCTAATTCTGGTTCTATTTCTTGCCATAATTTTGATTTAACTAAATAAGGTATTACGGCAACTGCAATATTATCTTCTATTCCTAATTCTTCTAAATCAATTGATCTATCAGTTTCTTCTAAATCGGTATAATAAGTATAATCTGCTTCAGTTAAAAGTCTAATTTTTGGATAATAACGTATATATATTTCTCCTGTTTTTCTCAAATTAACAATTCTAATCTTTTTCCCTTCTTTTCTATATTCTAAAAATGTTATATTTCCATAATCATCTATAAATTCTATTTTGTATATGGAATATATTTCTTTCAAAACATCAGAAGGAAGTTCTATAATCATATGGGCATTATCATTATTAATTGTTGTAACTTCGATAATATATTGTTTAAGTTGGAATTTTTTATAAGGAGTAATTTCTTGTATTGCTCTATTAATTTCTGGGATAGCATTATTAATAAAAGATTTATAATTTGCACTATCTTTAAATTCTAGGACAGTCAAATTATTAATATTATCTTCTCCTTCAACAACAAAAGCAACACAATTTGCAACTAATTCTTTTAATGTCATGCAATAATCTCCTTTCTTTTTTTAATTTTCGATTTTCATTCCAAATCCTAAACCAATTTTATTTTTAAATTCTTTTGGTACATTTTTTAATTTTTGTGCTTGTTTATTGCTAGTTAATGAATAAAAAATTGGATTTTCATCATACATAAAAATTCCTTCTTTAACATTTTCAACAATAGCGTATCTACAATTTGGAAAATCATAAGAATGCGATTTAATAAATAAATCAGCTTTTTTAAAAGTATCTACAAATCCAATACAAGAAACATGTTTCATATCTTTATAGATTAGAGAAATAAAATACATTGTTAATATCTTCCTTTCATAAATTGGCGAAGGTTATCAGAATTGCACAGATGTTTTTAGTTTTGGAGACTAATGTTTTACTAATTAAACTAAACCCTCGTGGTTGCGGGAGAAAGAATCGAACTTTCACGATTTTGCGGATAAAGCAAAAATGCAAACCATTACATCATCCCGCCATATAATAGGTACAATTAAGTACCTATTTTATTTTTAAATAGAATCTCTTATACCTGTATCAGGTGTGATTTTTCTTTTTGAAGTTGCAAATTGAGAATAAACTTTTCTTGAATCATTAATAATTTCTGCAACAATTTCAGGTACTTCAACATCTTCTCCCTTTAGAACTTCATATCTTTTACCATTGATAAAAACAATTTCTGTAATGAATTTTGAATTTTGATTATCAATTGAATAATTTATTAATTTTTTGTCCATGTTTTTGCCCATAATATCATCCTCTTTTTATCTATTATCCTGCAGCTTTTAATGCTCCACCATTATTTAAGTCTGCTTTGTCTGGAGAAGAATCAGTTGAAGTTCCAGTTCCTTGAGTAAATGTTACTTTCTTACTAATTGAACTTCTATTATCAGAAGACAATTCAGTATAACTGAAATCAGATTTACATACATATACCATTACTGCTTCATCATATAAAACTGCTCCACCATATCCTTTTAGTGCCCAACCAATAGTTGCAACTTGATCTAATGGGTCTAATGTACCTGCAGAACCAAAATCTTTATACATCATTTGTGGTGTATTTGAACCTTCTAATGAAATTTCAATTGTTCCCCATTTTCCATTTACTTTACCTAAAACAAGACATTTATAATATCCATCATCATCAGGTGTAATAGCATTTGTAGAAACAAATGTAAAGTTTAAAATTTTACCTTCTGCATTTGTATAGATAATATCTGCTTGTTGTTGTTGCATTAATTCAATAAATGTATATTCTTCACCTTCGGCAGTTTTTGTTAATGTTCTTGTTTCTGCAAGAATTTCAGGAGAAACTAAAAATACAAATGAACTGCCTTTTCCACCTCTTACTCTATTTCTTTGGAAAAATGCAGCAATTTTTCTTAAATCATCTAATACAATACCTTTTTTTGTAATTGCTGCTTTATATCCTGCTTCTGTTTGGGTTGTTGGAACTGTTGTTAATCCAGCATACCATCTATTTTTTGAAGAAGTAAATAATTGATATCTTTTTCCTTCAAGGAAATCTTTGAATGAATATCCCATTTCATCTGTTAAAACTGCTTTCATTGAATCAACACTATATAATTGAGATTCATCGGAAAATTTAATATAATCACCATAATTTTGAATAGAAGCAACATATTCTTCCATTGCAAAATCATTTGGTGCAGGAATAACACCTTCAGTTAAAACACTATCTGGTGCTACAATTCTACATGGTTTTCTAACAGACCAAGTTTTACCATGATTTTTAGGTAATGGATATTTTTCTGTAAATTGATCTAATACATGTTCTTCTCTACTAGGTTGTAATAATGTTCTTTCATAAAATTGTTTTTCTTCAATATCTTTAAATCCACCAAAAGTGACTGCTTGTGTACTTGTTGCCACTTCAACTGGATAAGATGCTGGTAATTTAGTGTTTGCTATCTATATCATTCCTTTCTTTTTTTATCTAATAGCCTCTTACTCTTTTTTCAAACTCTTTTCTAAATTCTTCATCACTCATAGTTAAGTAGTCTTTTGGACTATCATTATTTTTATTTCCATCTGTTTGACTACCTGGAGTTGCTAAAGCATTTTTAATTTTTTGTTCTGCAATTTGATTTGCATTTTCAATTACAGGAATATTTGTAACTCTATTGTACATTTCAAATGCTTGGATTAATGTCATTCCACTTCCTACAAAAGAACTGATCATTGCTTTTTTGTCTTTTAAATAAACATCTTTATTCTCTTTTGCTGCATTATTCATGCTTTGTGGTAATTCAGTCATCCATTCATTGAAATTAATGTTTGGATATTTTTTATTAAATTCGTTTAAATCTCCATTCATTTTGTCCTGAATTTTAATTTTTTGTTCATTTTCAAACTTTTCTTTTTCAAATTGCTCTTTTTTTGCTTTTTCTTCTTTTTGTTTAATGTATTTAAGATAATCTGTGGTATTTGTTGGATCTAATCCTTCTTTTTCCATTTCTCTCATTGTCTTAAATACTTCAATGTCTTCATCTGATTCAAGTTTTTCTCCTGTATAAGTGTTTGTATCAATAGCAGATAAAAATCCTTCTCTTTGTGCTCTTCTTTTTTCAGCATAAAATTTATCTTTGTTGCTATGTTGACTTTTTTGTTTTACACTTTTTTGGCTTTTTTCGTTTGAATCATTTTCATTATCATCATCAAACTTAACATTAACATCTGTATTATCTTCATTATTTGAATTGCTAGCATTTTCATTTTTTGAAGAATCATTTTCATTTCCAATTGAATTATTTTGACTTGTATCAGTTGCACTATTTTCAATTGATGTTTCGTTTGATGATTCTGTGTTTGTAATTTTTGTTTCTTCCATATTTTTTTCCTTTCTATTTTCAACAAAATTTAATTCGTACGGTATAGTTACCGAAAATATTATTTTCAACAAGTTTTACTCGTACGGCATAATTGCCGAATTATATATCTAAAAGACAAATTTAACTTGTCTCTAGATTGCTTTGATTTTGAATGTTTTTAGTATTTCTAATGTTGTTATTAGAATTTTCTTTTTCACTTAATAGTTTTGTAAATTTATTAAGGTCTTGTTGATGAGCTGTAACTTCATTTTTATATTGTTGTTGCATTGAAGTATTAAACTTGCCATAGTAATCAATTGTATTTTGACTTCTCTTCAATGAATTTTGAAGTTGTTGATTTTGTGCAACTAATGTTTGAACTTGATTTTCTAATTGAGAAATATATTCGTTTTCTTCTTGTTCAATCAATGCTCTAAATTTATCTTTTTCTGGCATATCATACATTTCAACAAACAATTTTCTAGCATGAACATTCATGTTTCCCCATGCTCCATTTAAAAACAACGCTTCCATTAAATTGTTTAATTTAATTATTGAATCTCTACTTCCTTGCATTGCTTCTACTGTTACATGGAATTTAACATTTTTAAAATCGTTGCTATCATAAATCCCTGTTTGAAATTTATCTGTAGGCAAATTAGAATTTATATCCATTGAATTAATCATTTTATTTCTAATAATTGTTGCATCATCTAATTCATAATAATATTCTTGCTTTGAATAATATAATTTCATAAATAATTCAATTGTCTTTCCTAATTCTTCTTCAAATGCCCACAATTTTTTTCTCATATCATCAATTGGCATTTCATTTTGTGCTTGATATAAACTTGTTGCAACACCAGATAAATCTTGTTCTGTTTGCCCCAAAAAAACATCATTCGTTTGGTTTATTGTTTTTGCCATTTCAAATACATTATTTGCTAGGTCAATAGTTCCATTAGCCATAGCATTCATTCCACCCATTCTTCTAATTCCATTTCCTGTAGGAGAATGATCGACTAATACTTGTCCTGGCTCATCTGTAATAATTTGATTTCTTAAAGCTCCTTTTGAAACTATATACTTATCCCAAGCTGTATTTTGAACATTCAATAATTGCATTGAATAAAGATGATTAATATATTTTTGAGTATTAATAATATCTTTTAGTTCACTAACACCATAAATAGATTTATCGCTTTCTTTAAGAACCAATGCTTGAATAGGATATCTATTAAATTTAATTTCTTGATAATCTTCAACATTATTTTCATTTAGATTAATTGCTGGTATCGCTATATGTTGCCCATCTATTTCATCTACATCAATTTTATATAAATTAGGATTCAATGGTTTATCTTTTTCAATAACAACATCTGCAGTTGTTAATGTATAAAGTACTTCTCCATTTTTTCTATAAAATTTTAAATATGTTGTGCATAAATCATTATCATCTATTTCTTTTATATCATCTACACCTTCATTAAAACTATCAGGTTTGATAATTAAGTTTTTATTTTTAACTTTACTTTTCAATGATTTAACGCTATTTCTTGAGCAAATAATAATCCATTCTTGGTCTTGAATATCAGTCAACATTGGATTGGATAATGCTACTTTTTTGGCATCTAATCTTTCCATTCTTAATCCGCCAACATAATCTCCATATGTACCAATAGCATTAGAATCCCAATATAAATAAGCATATGAAATTCCTTTAATTAAAGCATTTTTTGTTAATAAACTACGATGTTTCTTTTCATATTGCATTTCTTTTAAAAGATAAGAACAAAAATTAGTAAAATAACTTGTTTCTTGATGACTATTATTTGTTTGAAAAACCAATTTTGTAGTAGTCGATACAATATTCGCTTGCTTACTATCTACAATTAATCTACAAATATTTAATACTGGTTTAGGAATCCTTTTTGTATATTTTGTAGATTTTTCCCATTGCTTTCCATAATAAAAATCAGTGCATTGATCAATCATGGAAGTAAATTCATTGGCTTCCATAAAGTTAATTCCTTTTTCAAATTCTTCTTTTATTTTTTTACTTTCGTTTTTCTCTTTTATCCAAAGCACCAACCTTTTCTTTATTCATAAGAATACATATTAATCATTTCTTCTGAATATTTTTTTCTTTCTAATTCTGCTTTTTCTTTATCTTTTTCTATATATTCTGGCTCAAACAAATTTTCTATTTGATTTTTAATTCCTTCATTAACTTCCTTACAATAATTTTCTAACAACTCAAAATTTTTATTTAATATTTCTAATTTTGATTCTAAACCAACTATTTTTTCATTTAAGTTATTTTGATTTTGTTCTAATTTATTTATTTTTTCTAATAAATCCTTTTTTCTAATCATAACTTAAATACCCCCATTCACTAGAATCATCATAATCATCATCTTTACCAAAAATAAACTCATATTCACTTATTCCTTTTTCTTCTTCCTCTTCTTTTGCAAACAATTGAAAATCTTGTTGACCACTTTCTCTTGCATATAAAGCAAGCATTAACGCAAATAGTAAGTCATCATGTGCACCAACATTTGCTTGTTCCTTACAAGTTGTTTTTTCAGCAGTAACTTTATATATTCTTACAAAGTTTTGTGCCTCATTAAGAATCCGAACATCATTTATTAATTTTGTTTCAAAGTTAATATATTGTTTTGATAAGTCAATAAGTAATGGTCTTGTTCTTGGTGTTGTTCTAAATCCATATTTATTGGTATATGAATTCGAAATTGAATTAGCATCATTTTCTGATATATATAAATTTGCTTCAAATTCTTTTAATGTAGATGTTAAACCAACTGAATAGTTTGTTTCTGGAATAATTAATGCATTATTATAATATTTTGATAAGCAATATATTTGTGCAGATAAATTTAATGTCTCTAAATTTTCTTTATGCAATGTTGCTATTTGCTCACTCGTTATATTATCGATTACTATTCCTGCATTAAAGTCGCTTCCTTCTCCAGCAGGATCAACACCTATAATATATGGTCTTCTTTCTTCTACATTTTTGAATATTGTTATATATCCATTTCTATGATCACTAACCCATTTTATATCTACAATACTTCTTTTCATAGTCTCGGAATCAAAAGCTATTCTATATCGAAAATATCCAATATCATATTTTTGATTTCCATTTTTTCTTATTTCTCTAATCCTATCATTAAGTACATTTAAGTTATAAATACAATCTCCACTACTTAAAAATGCTTCTTCTGGGGTCGAAGGATATTCTTGCTTAAAAATATTTTCATCCCCTGCAAAATCATCATTAATGACATCTCTTCTAAATTGCAATTGATTTAAATTTAAATTAAATTTTTCTTTCAATTCCAATTCTTCATCCGTTAATTCAAATCCTTTATATTCATGTGAATATTCATTTTTCAAAAACCATGGAAAGAAATATGCTATCTCATTACTTTCTTTATTTCTAGCTTTATCAAACCTAGTTTTAAAATCATCATATCCTCTTGCTGTCGCTTCATTAATTACTATTGAATTCGATGTGCAAGCATTTAATATTGAACCTAATTCAACACTTTTATTTTTTAATTTCCATTGTGGATACTCTGATATATGTAAATAATTTAAGGTTTCCCCTCTTCCTAAACCCGTACTATTTTCACTTGCAACTCTTATCTTGATTTTACTATTAAGTCCGCTTCCATCTTTTTTATCAAATATTAATTCCCCATCATTATCTTTCAATATACTTGGTCTTAATACTTTTGGTAATGAATAGAATGCATGCTTTAATCTTGAAAATAATTCCCTCGAGATATCTTCTTTATGCGTTATCAACATTCCATTAAAGTTTCTTGTCGTTATTGCTAATGCTAACATTAACATTATTGAAAATGTTGATATACCTAATTGTCTTGCTTTTAATACAATACCCCTAAATTTCTCATTCTTCTTTTTCTTCTCTTTTATATCATCGTAGATTTTCCTTTGCATTGGATTTAATTTAAACAATACATCATTTTGCTCTTTATCTACTATATAAAAGTACGTTTCCATTAACTTTAGGATATTGATTTGCAATGGCTTTTCTACTTTCTCTTCCATTTACACCTTTTTTTAAAACTTTTCTTCTCCCATTATCGGTTTTATTATTTCCTCAATTCCTTCTACATTCAAATCCACTTTCGATTTCGCTTCCCCTACCATTCGATGCAATATCTCTGCTTCTTTTACTATGTCTTTACTATTTTTTACTTTGTTTACGACTTTTAACGCTATCACCTCATTATTACTTAACCCATTATATTCTTCATCCTCTATCAACAAAGAATTTTGCAATGCCGTGGTTAAGTTCGATTCGTATTTCTTGTCCTTCCATTTCTTCATCTTTATTAATTTCTCTATCTGCTTTTGATTCAGTTTCTCTTCTTTCGCTTCCTCTATTACTGCCATTACTGAATCATCAAATTTATTCTTTCTCGTTGCTATCTCTATTCTTCATCTCCTTACTTTTTTTTTAGTTTTTTGCATTTTTTTATGCTTTTTTCCACTTTTTCTATCTCTCATTTTTTATATTAATTTTTTTATTTTTTTTTGTCAAAGTTAGTTTTTTGTTAGATTTTGGCACTTTTTAGCACCTTTTTGACTCTTTTTGTTTACTTTATCCCTCTTTTAACCTTTAATAGACACTTTAAAATAAATTTTCATTTTTTTTAAAATTTTCCTCGAGATGTATTAGTATGGTGGAAAAGGCACCCCCCCCAATAATCAGAACATAGGGGGAGGGGATAGTAAAAAAAATGCTACAAAAAAAGTAGAAAACACACAAAAAAGTAGAAAAGTACAAAAAAAGTCCTATATTTAGGACTTTGGCGCAAACGTAATCATGTGCAACATTATTTTTATATAACTTTGTTATATAACTTTTAACTAATTACTTTTTGAAAAAGACTTCCCCCTAGATATATATACTAATATATTTATAGCATAATCCCTCAAATAATTTTTTTAAAAAAAAGAAAAGATTAAAAAAAATAAATA